CGGGCGGTGGCTCTATAGTATTGGTAGATGATGTTATTAGATTGCACAGCGTTATAGATCAATCAAACCTATTTGATAGAAAAGTAGTTTTCGAAGTGGCTGGAACATATAATTTTGACAATGTTGCTGATGCAATTATTGAAAATGTTAGCGGTGGAAACGTCACTATTAATTTAAACAACTCAACTGTGTCAACTAATATAGGGCCTGATATAACGCTAAATATCCCAGCGGTGTTGGCAAATGCGTCAATAAGTGGTTTAATCGCTGGCTCAGGCGTATGTATAAAAAACGAAACAACCAACACTATTATTTTTAACGATATAGTCGCAGGAGCAGAATACAACGCTAGTTATGAGGAGGGCACAGATTACACTATTGGCGATACGATCAGTTCAGTTGTGGCCTATAGCTCTGGCGTTACTGCTAAATTACCAAAACAGTATTTTGCGGTGGCAGGTGCGAGTGGCTGGTCAATACTGACCATTCCAGAAGATGACGCAATTTACAATGCAAATGCAATAGACGGCAGTCTAGTCACTGAATTTGTAGCGGATTTTCCAAATATACAGGTTGATGTAAACGACCTAGATGGCACAACAACACCGCAACGTGGTTATGCATGGTATGTCAGCTCAATGATGGATGCAGATAGCAGAGCGGCTTACTTTGGGGCGATGACAGCGGAAGATTCAGTAAATTACCGTATTAATTCAGCCGTTGTTGATTTAAAAATTCAAAATGTAAACGTCAATCCACTAATGATTATCGGGGCTAGATTATATTGTTCTGATGGTTCGCATGTTGGTGTTGCTGGTGGCGGTGGTATTCAGTTTGAGCCTGATAAAGTTTATTTGATTGAATCGGGTGTATCAGGTCTAACACCTACTGAAAGCGCAGCATTGACAGCTATACCCACCAATCCAGTTTTAACAAATGACGCTAGGCTGGATAACTTAGATGCGGCAATATCATCAAGACTGGCAACAGCAAGCTATACACCCCCAAACAATACCGCTGTTTTAAATGCTATAGCAGCATTAAACAATCTATCTTTAGCCGAGCTAAATAACCTGTCAGCACTAGAAGTGCAAAGCATGATTGACGGCATAACCGAGCCAGATAACACAGGGATAGCAAGCACGCTATTAGCAGTAAACAATCTAAATGATTTATCAACAGCTCAAATACAAGCGGCTTTGGATGCGCTACCCGCCGAAATATTGGCACAAGCACAAACAACCCCAATCCACGCAGATGCAAAAAAACTAAACGGGGCAAATGTACAAGGCACAGGCACAGAATTAGATAAGTGGAGGGGCTAATGTTTGATGATAAAAGTTTTTCAACACAAGCCTTTGATACAAAAACATGGTACTTCGAGATAGTAGAAGTGATATGGAAGCAGGTTATTAAATTTACCCTACAGGTGCGGACAAAATGGACGTTCTAAAATTTACACTAGCAATAAAGCAAAGCAGTAATGATCAATTAACCGTCAACAAAAAAACACCCAATTCATTAGTTATTGCTAATCGCGTACCGATGCTGGGTGCTGTTAATAATAAACTAAACAAAACACTAAGGATTTAATATGACATGCCCCATACAACTCGGAGCAATAGGGACTTCATTGGAAGTTACGGTAGTTGACTGTGACGGTGCAGTTATTCCGTTAAACAGCGCAACAATTAAAACCATTCATCTAAAAGGCCCTGATGGTGCAGTACTGGTCAGCAAAACAGCCGAACTGGTAACAGATGGAAGTGACGGAAAAATGCATTATGTAACATTGGCAAACGACCTAAACGCATCAGGAAAATGGAAAATCCAAGGTTTTGTAGAACTACCAATAGGAACATGGTCAACAACTATCGGCATGTTTGTAGTCGCTGACAACCTCGCATAATCAGGAATAAAAATGGATAAGGCATCACAAACCCCACAAACAGCGCAAACAGCACAATTACATCAAGAGTTTGCAGATCATCCGTCAAGAGGATTAACACCCGCAAAGCTAGCGCAAATACTTGAGGATGCAGAAAGAGGTGATTTACTAGCTCAGTTCGATCTTTTCATGGACATTGAAGAGAAAGACGCTCATGTAATGGCAGAAATGGGTAAGCGAAAAAGGGCGTTGCTTGGTTTGGATTGGATGATTAAACCGCCAAAAAACCCAACAGCAGAGGAAGAAAAGCAAGCGGAGCAGGTTCAAGAAATTATTGAATCCATACCCGATTTTGAGGACGTTTTGCTTAATTTGGCGGATGGTATCGGTTACGGTTTCAGTTGCTTAGAATATGAGTGGATTAATAGCAATGGACAATGGAAACCAGCCGCATTGCACAGCAGGCCACATAGGTGGTTTACAGTTAATCAAGGTGATATAAACGAACTGAGGCTAAGAGATAACTCAGAAAAAGGGCAGGAATTATGGAAAGCTGGCTGGATTGTTCATAAACACAAAGCAAAAACAGGCGATTTAGCGCGTACAGGTTTATTTAGAACTTTGGCGTGGCCTTTTTTATTCAAAAATTATTCGGTTCGTGACTTAGCTGAATTTTTAGAAATTTATGGGCTACCCGTTCGAGTGGGTCAATATCCCCCAGGTGCCAGCGATAAAGAAAAAGCCACTTTATTAAGAGCCGTAGTTAATATGGGTCACAGTGCGGCTGGTATTATCCCTGAAAGCATGATGGTGGAGTTTAAAGAGGCGGCAAAAGGTGGGAGCGATCCTTTTATTGCAATGATTGAGTGGTGTGAAAAGTCGCAGTCTAAAGCTATTCTAGGTGGCACATTAACAAGTCAAGCGGACGGGGCAAGTTCAACCAACGCGCTAGGAAATGTTCACAACGAAGTAAGGCGTGATCTATTAATCTCAGATGCAAAGCAAATAGCAAGCACTCTAACTCGCGATTTAATCAACACGATTTGCATGGTAAACGGCATTGTTTCCGACCCTGCAAGATGCCCTGTATTTGAATTTGATGTTGTTGAAGCGGAAGACTTGGGCTTGTTTGCAGAAGCAATCCCCAAGCTTGTTGGTGTTGGCTTTCAAGTTCCTGCTAATTACGTGCATGAAAAACTAAGGATTCCAGAGCCTAAAGAGGGTGAACTTGTTTTATCAATGCCAGTCGCACCGCAAAGCGCCCCGCTATCAGCAATAGCAGCATTAAAATCTGATAAAACAAAATTTACAGCAGATCAACAGGCAATAGAAGATTTAGCAGACGGAATAAAATTAGTGAGTCCTTTAAAGTCAGAATTAATAGCTACAGCAATTAGAGCATCAACCAGCCCAGAAGATTTAGAAGCTAGATTGGCAGTTGTATTGGATAAGGCAGATATAGAAGAGTTTAAAGACACCATGGAAAAAGCTTTATTTGCTGCAGATGTAATGGGTTTTGCAAATGCCGATTAAGATCGGTGTTGTTCCATTCCATCAGGCTATAAAAGCAGCGCAGATAAGACATGTTGTATTGCCCAGGTTTATTACGGTGAAATGCAAGGTTTGGCGCGTCAATTGTCGTTTTCTATTGCTGGCATAGCGGCACACGATCAGCTAACACAGGTTAAAGATTCATTATCAGCATCATTGCAGCGTGGTACCTCGTTCAACAAATGGAAAAAAGAAATACTAGAAAATGGTATTTTAGATTTACCAGCCCACCGCCTCGATAATATTTATAGAACCAATATACAAAATAGTTATAACCGTGGGCGCTGGGAAAAGTATCAAAGTGTAAAAGGTGAGCGGCCTTATTTGATGTACGATGCTATTAATGATTCAAGGGTTCGTCCTTCTCATTTGGCTATGGACGGCATTATCAAACGGCATGATCATAGTTTCTGGAAAGAACACGCACCAAGCAACGGTTTTCGCTGTCGGTGCAGATTAATATCACTATCAGAGAAGCAAGCACAAAGGCGATCAGGTCAAGGTACGGGGCTAAATAAACCCATCAACAATGATTTAATGAATCCTGATGACGGGTGGGACTATAACCCCGCTGAGGATTTAACAAAGGGAATTGAAAAATCGGTTGCTAAAAAGCCTGAATCACCTTTAAAAGTTGCGTTGCTCGCGTTATTATTGGATTTTATAATCAGTAAAACTATTAATGATGCGTGACCTATCTCAATACAAAATTATCGGCAAAAGAAACGATAAAATAATAGTTCAAACATCAGGGGCGGGAGTTATTCCGTCTATGGTTCGTATTGCCAGCGAAGAAACAAAAACCGTATCAAAA